AGTCTGATGAGGCCCATGTAAATATTGAGTTTGATCGCCCGTCACTGTCCAAGTTCATCTTTACGCTTTATAAGTCGGCAGCTCGCAAGTGCTGGTCTAATGCATACATGTTTAAGACGATTGACGTGTCATCCGAACAGCAGTCGCGTAACCGTCGTGATATCGAGGCGATGCTTGGTGGTGCCCTAGATGAGGTCATTGATAGCTTCATCCCGTGGAAGGATATTAGCAAGGCGTACTTCCAGGCTAAGAGCGGTGCCATTCCGGAGAAGCGCCCTGATACACCTATTCCCGCGCCTCCCGAGGAGGTTCTTCCACCCAAGCCGGCTCTGTCATTTGGAGAATCAGAGACGGTTGAGTTTGAGACAGATAATGAGGAAGAGGAGGAGCGACCTCGTCTTAAGATGGGTGAGGATATCAAGCTTGACTTGTCCGACGACGAAGAGGAGCCAGCTGCCAAGCCCACTGGAGTTATGGAATTGAACCTCTAGCGCGTCCAACCGCCCCAAACGAATCCACATTGAAAATGCAAATGACTGACTACCAAACTCTTGGTATGATTGTCGGCGCCGTGATGATTGTTGCCGCACTGCTATACGTTCTCGACCGTCGTGCGAAGGCCCAGGGCGTAGATTACATGGATTTAGGTAAGATTGTTGCAGGGTCGGGGGTCGTTACAACAGGTGTGCTATATTCGCTTGGAACCGAGGCGGTGACTGACGTTGCCGAGACTGTGACTGCCGCTGCCCAGGACATGTTCGTTGGTAAGCCGGAGTTTTAAGACACCCATATATAAACAGTATGTCCCGCTCAATTCGTGTTGCAGGAAGAATGATTGAACTTGCAGGGTTACAGCAAGTTTGGTTGGGAGTTGACCATTTGTGTAACTCCAAAATCACACTGTACTATCCAAAGGGTCCTACACAGACGATTGAATACAAGTGTGGTGAGCACATACAAGCCGAAAAAGACAAGAACACTCTAGAGGAAGCTTTACGCGTCACAACTAATAAAGACATCAAGCGAACAGATATCAAGTAGCTCGGTATATAAGCTTTCTGGATACTGTTGAGTATATTAAAATGAGAACGCCACTGTGTGAACTTATGGACCGGCATAATAGTGACAAGTGCACGCCACATAACTATACACAAGTATATTACAAGCTTTTCAAAGATATGAACCCTTCACATGTCTTTGAAATGGGAATTGGACATACAAACTTTGATTTTACATGCAATATGGGGCATATTCCAAACTATCGTGCTGGAAGCTCATTGCGAGCATGGAAAGAGTTCTTTCCAAATGCAACAATCTATGGGGCTGATATCTACGAACAAGCCGTTCACCAAGCCCGTGAGGAGGGAATTAAGACGTTTTACTGCAACCAGCTTGAGCCCATTGAAATCAACGCTGTATTCAAAGATCTTCCAATGATGGATATCATTATTGATGATGGATACCACGTATTCGAAGCAAACAAGATCTTTTTTGAGTCAAGTATTAAGCACCTTGCTCCAGACGGTATTTTTATAATCGAAGATATACAGGCAAGGTTCTTTGATGAGTTTCATCATCAGGTACAAGAGTGGAAGAGTATGTTTCCTCACTTGAACTTTAAGCTTGTCCAACTTCAGTTTGAACCATTTAAGATTGACAACAACAACCTCCTTGTTATCTCTTCTCGCCCACTAGATAATCTATGAGTTGCCCTTATGCAAATGCGCTTGGTGAACCTGGAATGGTGGGATTAACTCCAGCGTGCTAGTTTTCAATCACCAAGGCATCTCCAATCTGAGCAGCCGATGGTGTAGCCCGATACTGAACCATCCTACCAATCTCTTTCTTTGGAACTGCTGAATCCCCACAATATCTCACAATCGCCTTATACAAATCAAATCCATGATAGCGATCATGGTTATCCATCTTTGCACGGAACATCACTGAAGTTCCATCAGTCTGCTTCATCCACTGTAGAAACACTGGAAACAACGGATGAGTGTACTCATGCTTCGGTCCTTTGGGAAACATATCCCAGAAGATCGATGTAGCAAACCGAACCAAATCAAACGATGACGAAGCGCCAATATGGGGGTGCTTGTTGTCATAAAATGGCTCCATATTGTACTGGCCACCTGCCTCTTCATCTTCCTGAAACTGACTACTCATGAACAGTTTGGGCTCCCTAAGTCCAGTTAAGCGCATACTGAGGATTGATCGATCAAAGTCGATAATCTTCATCAGGAATCCAAATGTCGGGACCTTGTACATCGCTCCACCGTGGCTATAGATACAGTGAGTTTGGTCGGTCTTGACATACATAACATTGTTACCATGGAGATCATTGTGAGTGAATCCAAAGTTACGCTGAGCATATGCAAGTGCAAATACAACTTGTGAAACCCATGCAACGTGCTTCTCAGGCTCGGGGTGGAGCTTGATCAAATCATAAAAGGTTCCATCGCAAACTTCCATCACGGTCGTCATTACAGGCACGTCTGTAAATGTAGCCCATGCAAATGGCTCGGCATCATCTTCAGGACCATCTTCTTCATTCGTTTCATCCGAGCATGCACAGGATTCAATGTCGTATACGTCATCTTCCGTCGAGTCCTCTTCCTCCATCTCAGGGGACCCAGACGATGCAACATCATACGCCTCTGCAGACCTCTCGGTGTCTGGAGCACTGACGTGATCTGCATCCACATCCTCAATTCCATCTAATGCGAGATCCTCGGCAGTTTCGATCGCAATGCGGGCCCGACGTGTATGGCTAAACTCTGCATCGTGTTCCGCCGTGCGAAGCTTAAGTTCAAACGTCTTTCCAATCTTATCTGCAAACCATCCCTTCTCGGTAAGGTCTTCGTAATCATCCGAGATGTCAATCGTATGTGTTCCTGCAAGACCGGCGTACACACCATACACCTTAGGAAAGTGTTCACATCCAGATTCAGACAGGGCAATCGATGTCATCGCTCCAACATATGCAGCAGTATGGGGGCTCTGCATACGATCCTGCAGATCATCGGCAACATCGGTGCGCTTTGGTACTCCAAAGGCACCATAATCACCTCGCATCGTCTTAAAGGGAGATAGAATCATAGTGGTCTTGCGATGCACCGGAATAGTCTGTCCACGAACCTTGACATGCGTTTCGTCCACAATGGACTCAATCGGAAATTCAAGCTTCACTCCATAGTCATGGAGTCCGGCGAGGTTCTCCGTCTTAAAGAGCTTTTCAAGGCAAGGAAAGAACGGTTGCATCGTCTTCATTGACCAAAGCGTTCCATCCAACTTCGGTATACGATGGATCTTCAAAGATACGGGTGTTGTTCGCAGATCCTTTCCCATTGTGAGATGTCTCGGCGGGGAAAGTTAAAAAATAAACGACGAGGAGAACAAGATGACGCAGAACTTCAATCTTAAAAAGTTCAACATGGAGATGATCAAAGAACGATGTGGAATGGACTCTCGTAAAAGTCCCATGATCGTGATCATTGGAAAGAAGGATACAGGCAAGTCTTTCTTGGCTCGTGATCTTCTGTTTCACGTTCAAGACTCGTTTCCCGCAGGCATGGTGATCTCTCCTACAGAGGCTGTTAACGAGTACTTCCAGGCGTTTGTTCCGTCCAAGTTGATCCACGATAAGTACGAACCTACGAAAGTTCAGGCGTTTATCAAGCGCCAGTTCGGTGCAAAACAGCGATTTCTTAAGTCTAAGGCTACCGGTACTCCATTTGATCCGCGTGCGTTCCTGATTCTGGATGACTGTCTATATGCAGCCAAGGAGTGGATCAATGAAGAGTCCACTCGTTTCGTGTTCATGAACGGTCGCCACTTGGACATGATGACTATTATCACGATGCAGTACCCTCTCGGTATTACACCCAACTTGCGAACTAACGTTGATTTTGTATTCATTCTCCGTGAGAATATCCTAGGTAATCGTCGTAGGATTTACGAGAATTACGCAGGTATGTTTCCTACGTTTGAGATGTTCTGTGATTTCATGGACCAGTGCACAGAAAACTATGAAGGTCTGGTCATTTGCAATAACGTGTCCTCTAACAAGCTTGACGATCAGGTCTTTTGGTATAAGGCTTCAGAGCACCCACCGTTTAGACTTTGCGACCAGTCTTTGTGGGCCGATAACCGACCTTTCCAGTCTGCAATGCTCGCCGCCGATGAGTATAACTCCTCTTCGATGAGGAAGAAGAACGCCCCACCCTCCGTGTGGGTAAAGAAGTCCGGGGGTGATTAGAACCACCTCTGTTATTAGTAGTACGTGGCTCATTTCGCCGAGGTTCAGGAGCAGGTGGCGGGGCTTCAATACCAATCTCACGAGTTGGCTGGGCTTGTTGAGCAACAGGCATCTCTGCAGGTGCATCTGCTAGAGCAAGTGGCTGTTGTACAGGAGCGGCAGGTACTGCTGCAGGTGCAGCTGCATTATTCAACAAGAGTGGAGCAGGAGGAGCAGCTGCATTATCTACTGCGAGCGGTGCAGGCATAGGTGGAGGATTTAACTGTGAAGTAGCCGCTACCATTTTCATCGCCCCATCGAAACTTTCAGCTTCACCTTTTGTGATAATCCCGCGCCATAGAAAATAATACATTATCGCAAGCACAACGAAAAATCCAGCACCTCCAATCCACAGTGTTTCCTCGTTGACGGCGGAGAAGATAATTGTATTCAACGCATTTACTATTGACTGTGCTCCTCGAACTGTAACCTTTTCAGCCGAATACATTGCTTCAGATGCGCGCGTCTGCACAGATGGATCTGGAATAGGAAATGGTGTTGGCTCGGGTTCCGGAACCGGTGGTCCAGCAATGGCAAGGCTAGGTGTTGAAAATGGGGAAATAAGGGCT